TTACATCAGGCACTACCTCTTACTACGGAGCTGAACTTACCGCTAAGGGTATTGATCTTACCGAAGTAGTTGTAGAATTCCCAAGTGGTTCAGAAGCTCTTATCGGTACTCGATTCTCTAGCGGTACTCCTGTGGGGGAAACTATCACTCTTGAGTTTGGTGACTTCGAGGAAACCCCTGCGATCTTCTTCGCTGAGGGTTCTGCTTCTTATTATCTTGTAGATGGTCAAAGTGACACACTTAACATCACTGTAGATGCACAGGCTGTTGTTGTAGACTTCTCTGCTCCAACAGGGTCTCGCTTGGGTAATGTCACTCATGTTGTTGGTGAGGTTCTTCCTTATACCGCAGAGTCTAACAACGCTGATCTTGGTACTGCTATCTCAACTTCGGTAGATCTTGTAGTTGATGGTAAAGCATTGGCTTCTGCTACAGTTGCAGGAAATGACAAGACAATCACTCACCTTGTTTCAGAGATTAACGATCAAGCTAACCTCGTTAAGCCTTCCTATACTGCAATGTCTCCTATGGGTGCATGGGAAGCCAAAGCAGACGGTCATGAAGTATTTAAGTTCTCTTATACGGGATCAAATACTGTTGCGACTACAGTTACTTGTACTATAGACGCAGGAGCTTATCCTACTGCGACTGATCTTGCAGGTGCAGATAACACAAAAGGTGTTAATAAAGCTCTCGCTAATGGTGTTGGTCTTCCAGTAGGGTTAGTGGTTACTTGCTCTGCCGACAGTAATGGTCGTTTGGTCTTTACCCTAGATACTGTTGCAGGTGCAGACCTTGATTATGGATACATTGAGTTCCTTACTGATGGTGCGACTGACGCTTCATTCCTAAGTATTGCAGGTATTGATGGCGATCAAAACGCTAATGAAACCCAGACTAAGTTTGGTTTCTTACCCGTTGCCACTAAGGTTTCAACCGCTCTTGGTGGTGGTGCTTTAAGAGATCGTTTGATTCTTAAGAATCGTACCCTCATTGGTAATACCTACTTCCCACCTGTTGATCTTGGTTTGAGTGTTACCACAGGAACTAATCTTGATCTCATGGGTATCTCTCCAACTCTTGATGTTGTTTCTTCTCGTACATCGGTACTTGATAATCCATCTTTAAGATTGACTGTTGGTTGGACAGATGTTGATGATAATAATGGTATTCCTGCTAAGGCTATGTATGACGGAACAGGTGTAGAGCCTGTGAATAATGTTTTATCTCTCACGATTGACGATACTCCAATCTCCGTTACCTTTAGTGCTAGTGGTGTCGGTACAGAACTTGACATTGTAGAGATGGTAACAGCTTTAAATGACAATGCCGCTTTAGGTGCTCATGGTACAGCAATTCGAGAGGGTCAATACATTCGTATTGTAAGTGCTTACAACTCGACTACCTCTTACATCAAAGTTGGTGGGGGTACTGCGAACACAGCATTTGGTCTAACCGAAGGTACTGTTGTTGCGACTAAGGGTCTTTCGGCACAGTCTCTTTCAGACGCTCTTATGAGTAATCTCCATTCAGCTCTTAAAACAGGTTTGTTCTCTGTTGATCAAGAGACTAATGAAGCAAATAAGTTTGGTACTAACGCTGTTGCTCTTATTCACACTGACGCTGTAGGAAAACAGTATCTTGGTTTTGAATCCCTTGAAGCAGGTATTACAAGTATCCTTGATGTGACAGGTGGTAATGTTGCTACTACTAAGGGTACAGGTCTAAAGATCACTACTGATTCGGGTGCTGTAGGTGAAGCCGCTTATCAAGGTTATAACCTTTCATCGAATAACCCTAAAGGCACAGGTTCAGCAGGTACTTCTACCCTTAAGGATGCTGTTGGTGCAGATGGGCGAGTGAGTCAAACTTATGTTGACTCGGTGACAGGTTTCACAATCACCATTCTTCCTAGAGAGGGTGGTGTAGCTTACCCAACAGGTGCAGATGCGACTATGACCTTTAATGTAAGCTCTAGTCTCAAGACTAATGCGAACATTGCACAGTACGCTATTCCAGGTGTTTCTTTAAGAGTAACTAATACTCTTGATACAGCGATTGGTGATAACGCTCTTGTAGAGACATACTATAAGGGGGGTAAAGAGCCTACTGTCGGTCAGACTTATTACATCGACTTCACTAGAGATCGTTCGAGTTTCAATACGAGGACTTTCACTAACCTTGCCGATGTTGTTCGTACTTATGGTGAGATTTCTCTTGAGAACACCTTGTCAATGGGTGCGTTCCTTGCGTTCTCTAATGGAGCGACAGCACTTGCTTGTAAGCAAATCCAACTCGATACAGGAGTAGTTTCACCTACTGAAGATCAGATGTTGATTGCAGTTCAACAGATTGAGGGTGAGATTGTACCAGGTCTTTCGCCAAGTGTGATCGTACCTCTGATGCCAGCTTCGACAGCACTTCTCTCAGCGATTTCTAATCACTGTGATGTTCAGTCATCATTGCGTTATCGTTCAGAGCGTAGGGCTGTTCTTGGTTGTGCTGTAGGTACTCAGCCTCGTGATGCTCAAGCTCTTGCACAAGCAACAGGGAACTCTCGTATATGTTTGGTATATCCAGATATTGCTAACATTCGTTTTACAGACTCTCAAGGTGTGGCTCAAAGCTACTTTGTTGGTGGTGAGATGGTTGCAGTTGCAGTTGCTATGGCTACCTCCAATCCTACGATTGACTCAGCAGAGCCTTGGACAAACAGGGTTATTAATGGGTTTACTGATCTTGGTCGTATCCTTGATGATGTTGACGCTAATACAACAGCTAACGCAGGTATCACCGTTCTCAAGCAGACCCCACAAGGTATTCAAGTTAGACATGGTTTGACCACTAACATGACTTCTGTCCTTACCAAGACTCCGACTGTTGTTCAGATTGCCGATGATGTTCACTTGCGTGTTCGTAATCTTTGTAATCGCTACATCGGTACTAAGTTTGTTCCGAATACGATTTCTCAGATTGAGGGTCGTGTGAATGGACTCTTTAAGCAACTGGTTAGAGATCAGATCATCTCGACTTACACAGGTCTTACTGTAGCCACCGACCCTAACGACCCAACAGGTCTTTTGGTTGATGTGTTTTACAAGCCTGTATTCCCTCTCCTTTACATTCAGTTCACCTTTACTGTACAAGGTAGCTGATTAAAGGAAAGTCCTCTCTAAGAGCAATCTAGGGGTTACCTTTACTGAACCCTTTTGATATAGTGTTTGAGGAAACTGCTCATGTCACTTGTGCATCGCTCTAAGTGGTCTTTAACTAGATTAGTATGCTTACGCTTTACACTAGCGTCTGAGGAGGTGCAGGAGTATCGGCTCAACATCGGTTGAGTGAACTTAAACTGCTTTACCAAGTGCCTTTCACCACTCATGGTCATAGCGTTTAAGTTCACTACCCATTGATTGCCCCAGACCCCTGATGAGATCGAGTCCCCACCTAAATTCGCCCCAAGCGTTTCTTTACCCTCCCGACTTGAATAGAGACTGAAGTCAAGAGAGATCACATCACCTTTTGCGAGGTCGATTCGACCTAAACTCATGCCCTCAGATTGCAAGTCTGATCCTGATTCTGAGACACAGTGAGCCACGAGATCTTGGATCGAAAAGATCCGATCTGTGGTTGCTTGTTGGTAGTATCCTAGTGCATTTTTGTTTGTGGTTTTAAAAGTAAAGTTCATGTTGTACTCCTTTCAAAAGTTACATAAGGGTATATTTAGGGGGTCACAATTCTATGATAAGGGGTTTAGTTCAATGTGTGACTCCTTATTTATACCTTTATGCCATCAACACAATATCTCTTGAAAGGAGAACACCATGCCAAAGAAAATCGAAAAAACATCAGAATGTGGAACATACGACTTTCTTCGTCCTCAACTCGCCAAAGGTTCTCACAAGGGCAAGGATGTCCTAGAGAAGATCGCAGGATCATCTCAGTGGGTAGGGGAGATGAAGCTAGACGGACACCGTATGCTCGTTGGTCAAACCTGTGCTTGGAGTCGTATAGGCAAGGACATCGCTCGTATGGATCATATCCAAAACGAGTGTCCAGTAGGCACTTTACTCGATGGGGAGATTTTGCCGAAGCAAGGAGCAGAAGGTTCTGATCGAGTCTCTAATCTCAGAGCAGATGACCCGACAGCACTTGGCTTCGTGGCTTTCGACATCCTCTACCATGAGGGTGAGTATGTGGGTGATCTCTCTTGGGATAAGCGTAGGGCTATCCTTGATGATGTTATCGAAGACAGCATGGAGCATATCTCACTTAGTCAGCTCTACTACATGAACGAGTGGACAACTGAAAACCTCATGGAGATCGCTTCTGATCGGGGGCATGAGGGTATCATGCTCAAGAAGGTGTCTGAACCATACAAGGCTAATAGTAGATCGGCTTGGGTGAAGCATAAGTTCACAGACACTCATGATGTGGTGATCGTTGACGCAAATGCAAAGCCTAGTGAGTGGCGAGTACGACCAGGAGAGGTCTATCGTCAAGATGGTAAACTCTACCCAGAGGGGCTTCACACTGATCCTTGGGTCAAGGGATATGTGGGATTAAACTATGGTTTCTATGATCAGAATGGAACGCTCCGTATCGTAGGCTCACTTGGAGAGACAGGGCCTCGTGAAGACATGGAGAAGTTTGTTGGTCAAGTAGCTGAGATCAAGGCTTACGGTCAATACCCTACAGGAGCGTTGCGACACCCTGTCTTAGAGCGTTGGCGTGAAGACAAACTCCCTGAAGACTGTACCTTTGAGTTTGGATCTGTCTGATATGAAAAAGCCGAGTCTTTTAATCGTGAAAAGCCGAGTGAAGATCGACCCTACATTTGAGAACCATATAGGGTACATCGACTTTAGTTTTGCGAATCGAGAGCACAAAAAGTTTGAAGGTGTCTTTCTCCAGATCTTTGGTTCTACTGACCGAAAGACACCGATACTTAGGAGTAGTATGACTCAAAGCCAGACCAAGCTCACAAATAACATCTCTATGAACTTAGTTGACTACGATGGGCTTGATATAGGATCATTCCTTGAGAGCCTAGAGGCAGTCTTCAATGTGGTCGAGGGCTGACTTAGAGACATAAACAGGTGTATGCTCACCCCAATATGCACCGAGTACATTAAACTCAAACCATTCAATAGCCATTGTGTGAGCTTCCTCTTCTGAGGTTTCTTTGTCTTGAAACTCTTTAACCCAGTGAGAAATCATAGCGTCTAGGTCATAAACGAGTTTGGGAGTTCCTTCTGCCACTCCGAGAATCATCGTGTCGAATGTTGATCGTGGTTCAAGATATATAAGTTCGTCCATTTTTCCATCTCTTTCAGGTGTGTGTATGTCGTGGTTCAAAATATCTAAGATTTATCTCTTTTGAGTGGTATCTATTATATAATACTATTAGCCTTAATGGCTCAAGAGAACCTTTAAATCTTAAGTTGTGAACGAGGGGGAGAAAATGGAAATTGGAAAGTCATATAGAGCATTACGCCATGACCACATAAGATCACTTCAAAGTGGGAATTCTTCTACACTCCACCACCCAGATGAAAAGATCAATCAAATACACAAGGCTTTAAATAGTCATGCAATAAGTGCAAACCCAAAAATATTAGAGCTTTTTGGTGGGTTTGGAAATCTAACAGAAGAATATTCTAAGTTAGGGCACACTATTGTTATAGATAAGGATCAGAAAAAGGTTGCTCATCTAAGATCAAAGTTCAATGATGTTGAGGTCATTAAGGCTGATTCGTTTATTAAAATTTATGAGTTCCTTTCAGACAGAAAAACATTTGATCTCGTAGACGCTGACCCCTATGGGTTTCCTAATCGCTTGTTTCCTCATCTTTTTCTGCTTATGGAGAAGTCACTACTTTTTCTTACAGTACCAAAGCCCTCTGTCAACATTCTCAATGGTATGACCGAGACACATTTAACTTGTTATTATGGGCAGAGCAACCCCAGTCTTGAAGATATTATAGGTCAAATATCTGTATGGGGGTTGTGCCATTGGCGAAAAGTAGAACTGGTAGACCACTTAGATTTAAAATCTGTGTGGAGGCTTTGTTTTTCAGTAGAGAAGGTAAAAGCTACTGAATATACTGGCGTGAAAAACAACCCTAAGCACATAATTAAAGAATTAGACCCTAAGTTTTTCTTTGATCTCTAACTAGGGAATTGTATAATACAAGAGTCGCCTGATGAGTTGGGCAACCCGCTCTTTGAAAACTTAGTGAACTTAATTTAAACATTCGTAGCTCAGTTGGAAGAGCACCACTTTCCTAAAGTGGGGGTCACAGGTTCAAACCCTGTCGAGTGTATTAGACCACCTCAACTTTCTTTTATTAATGCCTTGTATAAAAGAGGAATAGAGTAGGGGGTGTCTATGAATAAAAAACAAGGTCAGTAAACTCACAAAAGCCCTTGATCGTGAGGAACTGATAAAGAACAAGGTAGGTCAAACTCTTAGACCTAAGAAGCCAAGGAACTTCTCCACCACACTTAAGAGTACAACATTGAAATAGGAGTATTACTATGAGTAATCCAAATTATCCTTCTTCGACTGGTCGCCCTAGTGGCGGTGGTCGAGGTAACGCACCAAAAGGTAAATAAGGTGTAAAGAAATCACATGGCACTTTTAAGTGCTTCTTCCACCCACTGTTGTTCCTAGTGGGTTGTGGTAAAAAAGGAACACCTAAGCACCAATAGCTCAGTGGAAGAGCATCGGCCTTCTAAGCCGCAGGTCGTAGGTTCAAATCCTACTTGGTGTACTCGCTTGATTGGTATTTGCCTCTAGTGATTCTCTTTATAGGGTTTTGTCTCTTTGGGGTGGAATTCTGGTTCGATTCCAGATTGAGCGACCATTTTCTGTTCTTTTATAGGAACTCTTCAAACAGACGCATAGGGGGAATGGAGAAACAGATAAGCGTTTGCTTTGGTCTTGTCTGGGGGTTGTTTACGCCTCTTATTGCCACCGTTAAAGAGGATAATAGCTCTTGGGGAACTATGATTTCGCAACATAACCTAACCAAGAGGGGTGCAACCCATAAATGTACAATGGTGGAGTAGGGCATTACGCTGATGCGGACAAGGCATTGAGGAAGTCTGCTCATTCCTCTCGTTCACCTATTCTTTATCTTGTTATAAAGAATAGGTGAGCCTATAACCTCTTGGTTGGGGAGATAACTAGACCCTGTATTGTGTTCTTCGTGGTTGATGGACACAGTATGGTTATCGCTAGATTTCTAGTAAGGGTCGCTTATGTACCATGTAGCTTAACGAATAAAGCCTTGTCATAGTAGGCAAGAGAACTAGGTGTAAGTCCTAGCGGGTACACAGGATATTGGCGAAGATCATTTGTCTGCTGTAAAAGTTTGGCTGGCATTAGTCTTACAGAAGTTCCTCTTTTACTACTCGGTCGAAATCTGCAAACTAGAGGGGCGTAAATGACGAATGTTCTTCGTAGCGGGGAGAATCAAATTTTGATACTTCCTAACACCCTCTTGAAAGAGAGGGTGTTAAAATTACTAGGAATAACGCCAGTTTGTGGCTCTACGCTGATAGCAGTATGCACTTGGAGGGTCTAAGCCTACCCTACCCTAAGACTCATTCAACCCTTACTCGTTTAAGGGGGGCGAGCTTACCATAGCAGACCGAAAATTGCCCTGTGGTTTTCGTGGGGCATAACTTACTATAGGGATAGGAAATCTAGCCCTTTGGACAGGTACTCCTAAGAGGTCAGACTGTAAATCTGATGTCTTAGGAGTACGCAGGTTCAAATCCTGCCCTGTCCATTATAAATGACGCTAGTCTAATCTAAACCATTTCCTACCGTCCACAGAGTAAACCATGATTTTTTATTTCTTGAAATCGCTCTTGTTACATCATTCGGATGTGGATCATGGACTTTAGTGCCTAAATCTCTTTTCTTATAAGACGATCTTTGTCCTAAAAACAAAAAACGATACTTATAAAGAGATTATTAGAATAGACTTGTTTTCTCGTCCTTATCTACGATGTCTCCATTTTAACTCCCACACTGTATCGTCATTTTCTATCTTAATTCTCTTTTTTGTTTTTAAACTATAATTAACCTCTTTATGCTCAGGAAAACGCACCAGAAGCCTCCCATGATCCACCCTCTTACCTCTTTTGTCAGTGACTGGGTGAGTGGTGAATTTGATGCGATGTTCTCTTTCGATTTTTCTTATAGTTTCGTTATAAGGTTTTAATTTTTCTTTTGATTGTTTTTCAAGACGAGCAACCCTCATCTCAAGCTCATTAATGATTTCTGACGCTGATCTTCTCATGGTTCGTTCTCCATTGTAGTTAGGGGTTAATGAGACACTTATGAGATGGGTATAAATAAACTATTTAAAGGAGATTCACATGAGTACAAAAAGCACAATCGCACATGGTGATGAGTTTCATATCTACCAAGAAATGTTTGAGGGTGAGAATGCCTACCTCCAAATAGATAAACATGGAGGGTTCGTTCAGATCATTGGTGATAGGGTCACTGTAAGCCTCCCTCCTAGCCTTTTAGACCAGATCGCAAGGGGTTGGCTAGAGAACCGAGAAAAGTTCGATACCGAGACTAATCTTGAGGATAACTCAGACTCTAGCTACTCCACCACAGGCGTAAAAAAAACTTGCACTAGGTGATTTAAAGCCATATAAAGGTTGCACTAATTGAGGTCCATTCGTCTAGTCGGGCAGGACGCCAGACTTTCACTCTGGAAACACTGGGTTCAAATCCCGTATGGATCATTAGATTGGTTGAGTCAGGCATGGTATGTACTTGGGATGGCGATACCCCCAATGACTCAACCTATCTAGCTAATTATAAGGGGTGTGGAATGAAAGTTCAGTACACCAAAAAAAGTGGTGAGATAGAGCATATTGAGATAGAGCATGATTGGAGATCCGATCATTATCCATCATGAAAAAAAGGTATACTCTTTAAGTAGTTTCCTTGTAAACCCTTCATGGATTCCACCACCCACACACACCGCAAAGTATCAGAAGTTTAGTTACTCTGATGGTTCTTTTGAGTATCGAGAGATGTAATATGGGTTATGAAGATTTTTGGGTTGAAAACAGGTCGAAAACTAAGGTTGGTAAAGAGAAGTCTTTAAGACGCTTTCAGTCTAAAGTCATCCCTCAAGAGGATCTGGCTAAGTTCCAAACCTTAGTCGATCTCTATCTTGACGCTCATGACTTAGTTACGAATATAGGCATTGAAATCGCAAAGATCTCGGATAAATATGTTGAAGAAGAGGATTAAAAGCCCCCTCAATCATATAAGGGGGGGGTTGTGAGTTTTTCGCAGACCTTTGGGACACCCAAGAATCAACTAAGGAGTAGTGGATGAATAAAGAACTGAAAATGTTATGTAAGGTAAGAAATACATTATTACCCAATAAAAGTGACTCGTTCATTCAGACGATGATCTCCAACTTGGATTCTAAGATCCTGTCTATACAGAAAGAGACAGGTCTTGTGGAGGACACCTCAGATACCTATAAGATGAGACAGAAGACCACCGAATATGATCAATCTGATCGAGATTGTGTCAATTTGCAAGTTGACTCCTACGACTTTGTAAGGGGTAAGATTCGTAAGAAGTTCCCTGAAACTCTGAGGCCGATGACGGAAGCCCTCGTGAAGATCTGTAGGGGTTGCGACAAATACTTAGCCACAGTAGACCCTTCAGAGAGTGACTATTGGTATGACTGTCACTGTGTTGCGGGGGAAAACCCCTACGACAATCTTGAGAATTGTAGAGCACATTGGATGAGAGAGAATCGAGAAGACGGTTTTGACGCTAGTTATTGGTGGAGAAGAGAACCAACATTAGATCGTAAAATTAATCGACTTAAAAAGGAGTTGGCAAAATGCTGGGAAAACACACATTGGATCGACACTGACGGCTCGAAAGTCACCATCCAAGATGTTTTATGGCGACTAAAAGATGAGCCTATCATTAGTGTTGAAATTAGCACTATTTGCCGTAGTAACAAGGTCTTGATTGAAACCAATAGAAAAGACCAAGCAGACACTACAAAGTTTATCTTGCTCCATAAATCTCTTGTCTTGCTTGATGGATACCATAGAGTAGCGAAGGCACTAGAGATGGGGGCGACCCACATACCAGCCAAAATATTAAAAACTGACATATTTAGTGGGTAAGGTCGGTCGAGGGTTCAAGTCCCTCCGAGTCCACTTACACAAAACACACCTTAAAAAGGAGTTAAACAAATGAAGTATAAAATCTTAACAGCGGATAGCGTTGAAGAACTCGAAGAGTTAGTAAACAAGCATATGGAGATGTTGACTAACTGGAGACCTCTTGGTGGGGTGAGTGTTCGTATGACACAAAGTCCTCCTTATGTGTCTAGGGCTGAGTTTGTACAGGCAATGACTTGTACAAACGCATGACCTAAGTTTAATCAAAATGACTTTATTCCCCCTCCCGATAGATGATGTAGAATTTGCAGTCTACCTTTCTGTTTTGATAATCCTCACAATCTACCTTTACAAACCAAAGGGCGAAAAAAATGAAGAGAAATATCTTTGACCGATTAGGCTACTTTAAGTGGTCAATCCATAATCTTGTCGCACATCCTATCATGGAGATCCTTCATCTCATTGGGCTGTCTTCATGGGGGGATAAGTTACATGACTTTACAATCCCCGAACCCTCCCATAGCAAGGAGCATGAACATGAGCATGATATTGATTTTGACGAGGGTCACTCACCGAGATGACCGATAAGGAGGTTTGAAAAGAGTCTCTAAAGAGGGATAAAAGGGGTTTCCAATCATATAAGTATTACATGAGGGTTGTTAGCTCAATTGGTAGAGCACCTGACTTTTAATCAGTTTGTTTTGGGTTCGAGTCCCAAACGACCCATATGTTAAAATACTTATATGATTGGAGATGAAGTGGCTGAAATCACAAAGTACTCTTTTGAACAAGAGATACATGGTACGACAGTTCGTATCGAACTACCCGATTACAAGATTAGAGAAATCAGCGACTCAGAGGGGAAGAACTTTGATCAGTTCTTAAGAGACACGAACGCTAAAATTGTCGGGACTATCTATCCCGATCCTTTCCCAAAAGAGGCAGAGGACTTTACGACTCATCTTTTGGATGTGAATACAAAAAATACCGCTTTCAGTTATTATCACGCTAGCTATGATAAGAACGCTAAAAGAGACTATGCGTATCACATGAAACTCATTCCATCGGGTGAGTTTGAAGCCTCAAGATCACCGAATCAATCTAACTGCGAACGAGACAACCCACATCAGTATCTCGATACTATGCCTAAAGAGGGTTCAATCAAGGTTAAGATCACTCGCCCCTTTTGGATTGGCACTCACATGGTAAGTGGGAATCTCATCTCGCATTATGTTCGCAAGTCTGCAACGAGAAAACCATCAAGAGATTGGAGCTTTGAAAGTACCGCTAGGTATGAGCATCTTTGTAATGAACTCTCCGAAGCAATAGGTTTAGAACCTTGTTATTTCAATAACGAAGTAGACATCACTAAGAATGGCTTCAGATTGCCCACAGAAGCTGAGTGGTATTATGTCGCCAAAGCTAATGAAGATTTCGTCTATTCGGGTTCAGACAATATATATTCGGTTGCCCATTGGAGAGGTGGTCATGGTCTTAAATGGTACAACTACAACCAAGTTGGGAAACTAAAGCCTAACGCTTGGGGTATGTACGACATGAGTGGCAATGGTAATGAACTTGTCCATAATTCATTTGGTACACTCAAAGGTAGATACTCTAGCAACAAAGAATGCCCTATGGGTGAGCTAGATGGAGAGGGTTATCTTGTAGACCCTATTTCAGATATACGCACTAACTATTTGGTGGCTAAAGGAGGTTCACACGAACCTTACGAAAATGACTGGTCGGCAACAACTTGTCGTATCGACTTTAGAAACACTTATGCCCACCACCCTATGTTTAGACTTGTAAGGAACGCACTATGAAGAAATTAAGTATCAAAAAAAATGTAACGAAAAATATCACTTTCACCACAGTAAAAAAAGGCAAAGCAGATCTGAAAAAGGATGGGGGTACTGTCAGAGGGAGACATATAGTCAGAGTTACTATGATGGTAGGGAATGACTATAAAACTATCGCAGGTCTTGATCTAAACAAGATGAAATCAAGTTCTTACATTGATCATTATGAGAGTGTGAAAGAAAAAACAGGTCTTGACTTTAGCACCCTAGATTTTGGGTGTGCTTGGAGGAGTCGCAGTCTTCTTGAAGGTTTGGAACAATCACACGAAGGTGAGAACGATTACAGCACCCACTTGGAAACCTACAACCCACACCCAAGTGGAGTTCGTGGAGTCTTAATCCATAAAGAAACAGGAAACCTCTACATCATGGGTGTGGTTGTAGAAGAAGAAATCATTCAACATGACCCGAAAGGTAATGCTCGTAAGACAAAGGGGTCTGAGAGAGGGGCTATCGTAAAAGGCATACAAGAAGAACTTGGTCTTCTCAGTGGTAAATGGAGAATGTATCGGTTACCTAAAGACACAAAGATTAATGGTCTTGGTGTTGAAGATAAGATCGAAGAAACTAAATATGTCCGCATCTACACAATCTTAAACAAAGACAATGAGGTAGTGAAGACTTCTAAGGGTTCATACTATTTCACCAGAGAGATTGCCCGACAAGCTCGTAAAGAGGTGTCTAGTAAGCAAGGGAAAGTTAAGATTGCGGAGAGTTGGTTTACATCAAGCGAATGGAAGACAGCAAAATGAGTACCATTGATCGAGTAGAAAAAAGTCTGAGGAATAACTACTTCGCATCCTCTCAGTTTGAAACCGTAGGGTCTTTCTTTATCCATCTATGCTACAAGTATGAAGCTGAGAAAGCAGGGGCTATATGTGAATGGGCAGTATCTCATCTTGCAAACGATGGTTATGTAAACAAAGGGTCGCTTCAAACGCTTGATAAAATGCTCTCTAAGGACACTTTATCTGAAATAGATAGGGAGTATGCAGAGATAGTCCGAAAAGCGATTGGAGGTTGTGATTTTGGACTGACACGAACACCCAAACATTGGTATAAGACAGGACTGAAAGGACTATGAATGCTTCACATCTTTTTTATGTCCTGTAACGATTATGGTTGTGTGTCTTTTGAAAAGCATTGACACTGTTCTTGACTAACAGAGCAAAGAGCAGTCCTACTTTCTGGGGGTAACTCTCTTGGGTCTCCTGGTTCTAAGTATCTGCATGGTGTCTTGACAGGCTCTTCAAATAGATCAAGCACATCATGATTCAAAATGTCTTCTAAAAGTTCATCTTGATATTTTCCTTGTTCAAGGTGGCAAAGTGGATTAGGGTCGATTTGGATTTCTTGATGTGGTTCTTCTTTGTTTTTAGGTAGTGAGGTTGACCCACATGAGATTAAAATTAGTGAGATGGCAGTTAGTGATATTTTCATTTTTGTCTCCTTATACTTTAACTACCCTTGCATATAAAAGGTCTATAAATGAAACCCGAATATGAATACGGTGATATACTAATTAGACGAGTGAGGAATGGCTGGCTTGTTTGTACGGGTAGTGAAGTCATTGAGGGTGCGATTGAGACATATGTCTATGAAGATAAAGAAAACCCCAACTGGATTGCCGAATCGCTATATAACTTATTATCCGATCAGTTTGCCCCTTATATGCAATCAAAGAGGTCGGCTGGTATTAAGCTAGGGTTTTCGCATAAGACAAGGGAGGAAGAAGATGAAGATAACGAAGCAGGTTGAAGAGTTTGAAGCTGTTCAATACATAGGCGATAACGCAGATGAAGTAATCGGATTCATCGGCATTGAAGCTAAGGTCAACGACACCTGCATTACTGTACTTGATCCACAAGGTGAGTGGTCAGTGTTAGTTGACCAATGGGTCTTGAGGACTCTTGACGGTCAAGAAATCTTAGGTACTGTGGACAAAGATCTTTTTTGGGATAGCTTTGCTACAGTGGATGAAGATTTAGACTAGCTCATCGTCCATCTCACGCATCTTTCAAGAGTTATCTACAAGGATATATTTAAAGGGTTACAGTTAATCTTTTATAACTAAACTATTAAAGATCCCATCTGAGGGTAGAGTGTTTGGTGTAGAAGTCATATAATGTATATAGTTTAACCTTTTATGGAGCTACTTATGGTTCACTACTTATTTTCTATT